AAGAGAATTAGTAAATTTCTTTAACGTACCTTTTTGTGCAAAAGCAGTTAGTGCTGATGCAGTAGTAGTTCCAAATGATTTTCCTTCCCATCCTGCAGCTAGTGTGTCAGATATATCATCTGGCATGTAAAGTATAAGTTGAGGAAAATTTTCTCTATCTGGTGTGTAAAACTGATTTGCTACACCAGTTTGATTATAGGCATCTATTGATTGATTAAAAACTTGTGTCTTTATTTTCTTCTTATCATTTCCATCCTCTTTGTAAACAACATCAGTAGGAGGAGTAATATTTTGGAAGGGAGGTTTGTAATCAAAGAAATCAAAGATTACAAAGTCAGATGCTCCATGTAGTGCTACATCTTCTGGAAATCTAGCAGATTGATCTTTATCAAGGGTTGGAGTATACCTAGATTGATCAAGATAATCTTCTTGAAAGAGATCTTTTTTTGCTAAGAGTTCATCATATTCATTTTTAGAAATAAGAACCCATTGAGAACCCGTCCACTTAGCATACTTAGTTTCTATGGGGAGATAAAAGTTAACGTCACTATCTACATTCATCATACTACCACCGTCTACAAAGTTGTATCCTTGTGGAGTTGTTGTTGGTATTATAAATGTTGTTACTTGATTTACGTAAGTTCCTGCTTCTAGATCTGCGAGTGAACTAGAATTATTTGCAAAAGCAGAGTTAATATGATTTTGTAAATTTTTATCTACCATTAGAGTGCCATCTCCCTAGATTTTGCTGTTCCATAACCTCTCACTAACCTTTGTCCTCTAATTTTATCATAGAAAGTATCTTTGGTATCACTCCAAACTTCTTCCTTATCAACAGGGAATGAAAGTTTTCCTGCATTCTTGACAAATTGCTCTGTTGGTAATAGAACTGCAGTATCCCATTCAGTAGTAGCAAGGTCTATCATTAGACCATCTACTTGAGACTGCAAGTATTTATGGAAGCAAACCTTAGGAATGTCAATTCTACCCTCCATTAACTTTTTTGTGGCAAGAATTCTCTTCTTTGGCGTCATGTAATGTAGGTTTGCACCCCAAAATTCACCCTTCTTAGTTGCTTTTATAACATATACTAAAGGAAACTTGTCATAATACTTTAGGTAGTTCATCTTTGCTTTGTATTCAAACATGTAAAGATGACCCTGTACAGGAAATCTACGAAGTTCATTCTCGTCTTGATCTTTTACAGCACCTACATCATCACTCCTTTCATTGAGTATATACTTTTTAAAATTTCTATTATATGTACTTGCTTCTGACTTTACAGCAGCACGATACCATGAAAATGTTTTCTTTTCCCCCTTTGTTTTTTCTGTTATTCTTTCAAACAGTGTTTTATATCCAGACGTGGAGGTAATTGTGTTACTCTGGATAGCAGCGAATCCTGTTGCCATTGTTTCATACTCCTAAATGATCCTCGGTTAGTATTAAGAAGTTCATCTGCCTGTCTTCACAATACTCACGAGCAGCAGACCATTTAGTTTGGTTCTTAGCGTAAGTTAATGCAGCATTACGGTAGGCAGCAGTTTTTTTATTTTTCTCATTCGGTGGTTGTGTTTGTTTTTTAGGTTTAACCTCTATAATATACTTAGTTATTTTTCCAGTCTTTTCACGGACTTTTATGTAGAAATCAGGAAAATAACGTCTCACTTTACCATCAGGTGCTCTGTATGGTATGATAACCTCTTCTGACCCCCACTCTAATATTGAGGGGTTATTATCACAGAACACCATGAATTTCCGTTCCCAAAGTGACCTGTAGATAACTCTAGTTGGGTTGCCACGATACTTTTTGGGATTAATAGGTTTATAAATCCCAGAATACGCCATAAATATAATTGTACCAACATAGGTATTTAGCGTGTCAATAGATGGTTTTTTAGCAAGTATGAATGCAAACGGCGGAATGTCGGTTGCGAATCACTTTGTCGTTCATATAGCAAATGCTTTATCACAAAACGGAGATCCTACTGGATATAGCAATGTTTATCGTTTTCTGTGTGATGAAGCACAGTTGCCAAACACACAGGCAGCAACTGGAACGGTAAAAGGTAGGTATATGGGTGAAGGTGCTGTAAATTATCCACATACACGAATTTTTACAGAAATGCAATTAGGATTTCAATGTGATGCTAATATGACTCCATTGAAATTTTTAAACAACTGGTATGGTGCTATTTTTAAAGAGTATGCTGATGAAGGTGTTAGATATCCTCAGATGGATAATGCTACAGGAAATCATCCTACTGATCATCACAAACAAAAAGTTAGACTTGGAAATAGAACAGTACAATTAAGTTATCCAGATGAGTATTGCTCTAAGATCTATGTTACAAAAACAGAACTAGGACCTAAAGATGGAGGTGGAATGAGATCTTCTTTGACCTATGTTATGGATAGAGCGTGGCCATTTGCTATTGATGCTGTGCCTCTACAATTTGGATCAGCATCAATTACTAAGGTAACAGCACAGTTTTATTACAGTAAACATTATGTAATTGCTGGTGATATCAATGCAGCAAGAGTATATGAGAAGAAAAATAATGAAGATCTCTCAGTAAAAGCTCTTAATAGAGGGTTGGAAGGATATTAGAAAATTGATTTTTCAATTCCATAAAAGCGGGAAAAAATTTCCCGCTATTTTTTGTCTGAAAAAGTCGCTAAATATAAATATGACCTTGGAGTAGATATTATGGCATTGCCAACCATGGATGCACCAACTTACGAGTTGGAAATTCCATCAAATAAGAAAAAGATAAAATTTCGTCCTTTTTTAGTAAAAGAGGAAAAAGTGCTTCTAATGGCACTAGAGACTAATAATGAAAAGAATATCAAAGATGCAGTTTATAATTTAATAAAGGCTTGTATTAGTACAAGAATTAAACTTGAAAATCTTGCCACTTTTGATTTGGAATATATTTTTCTTAATATTCGTGCAGTCTCTGTTGGAGAAGAGGTTCAGATCTCCATAACTTGTAAGGATGATGAAAAAACACAAGTTCCTTATAAATTAAACCTTACTGATGTAAAAGTACAGTTTCCTGATGGACATACTAACAAAATTATGCTAACAAAGGACACTGGTGTTATAATGAAGTATCCATCATTTGCTAGATTTGTAGATGCACAATTTACACAGAAAGAAATAGATGAGAACAATGTTTTGGATATTATTGCTGAAAGTATAGATCAAATTTTTCAAGGAGAAGAGGTATTTGATGAATCTACCACAACTCCAAAAGAATTTCTATCATTTGTAGAAAGTTTGACAAATTCACAATTGGAAAAAATGCAAACGTTCTTTGAGACCTCTCCAAGACTTGAGCATACATTTTCAGTCAAAAATCCAAGCACTGGAGTTGAATCTGAGTATACGTTAGCAGGATTACAGAGTTTTTTCGGATAGCCCTCTTCCATAATTCGTTAGAGGGGTATTACAAGACAAACTTCGCTCTCATGCAGCATCATAAATACTCTTTGAGTGAAATTGAAAATATGATACCTTTTGAGAGACAAGTCTATGTTTCTCTGCTAACTCAATACTTAGAACAAGTTAAAGAACAACAAAAACAAAAACAGTAATGTCAAGCGGAACAGTTGGTTATACTGATACTAGAGGTAATAAAGATTATCTAAGTATCATCGCAAACCAAGTCGGAAAGAGATTAAAACAATCTTCTGACATGGCAGCGGAGGAGCGTGCTTTTGCAGAACAACAGGCAGAAGCTGGTGGAACATCATTATCAGAAGCAGGGATAGGTAGAGGATATTTTTTTAAGAGAGCCCTTGGTTCAAGATTTGGCGGAGACAGAATCGCCAGAACTAGGGGCAGACTATCATCAAATCCTGGTGCTGCCAGAAATCCAGCAGGAACTTTTAAGTCTAGATTTCGTGGTGGATTTGACTATAAAGTCACTAATCAAAATATAACTGATACAGTACCTTTATCAAATGCACTTGTTACTGGACTTCGTGGTGTTCAAGGTGGTTTAGTACAAGTATCACAAGCAATATCAAGACAAGATAGTTCGATTGATTCTCTTGCACAGACTCAAGCTGACATGGCAAAGGCAATCATGTTTAATGGTTACCTTTTCCAAATGTTCATGAGTCAGAATAAGGCAAGACAGGGAAGAAGTAGTCTAGCAAGAGAAGAAAGATCAATAGAACGTGGTGGTTTTCGTCGTGGTGGTGGCGGTGGTTACGGCGGTGGTTTTGGTGGATCTGGTGGTAGTGGTCGAAATATGATCAATGTTACACCTGGTTCATCAGGTGGCGGAGTGGCAAGAAGCGGTGGTGGTGGTTCAAATCCCATCATGACACTTGGTGGTCTTGGATCATCTGCAAAACAAATATACAAAGCAACGAAAGACGCAGCAAGAATACCAGCAGCAATACTTAAAGGAACTCCTTATTTTGCAGATAGTGCTGGTAGCGTCATAAAAATGATGGGGCAAGGACCTGATGTAATTGCAAAAAATGTTGCTAAAAAAGTAGGAGGAAGTCCAAATCTTATTGCAGGATTAGGAAGAATACTAACTGGTGGTATGAGAAATCCTTTCGGATTGCAGAATACTATGTCACAAGCATTGACAGTATTAGGTCCTGCCTTTGATGCTACTACACCAAGAGCAAAAATGTTATCAGCAATGTTTGCAGGAATAGATGCAAAAGGTATATCATCAGGTCTTGATACGTTGATGACAGATGCGATGGTAAGATTCTATAGAGCAGGAGGTAGTACATCACAAGGAGCAGCAAAACTCCTAGAAGATGCAACTATGGGATTTGGTGATAAAGGTATATTCAAATTATCAAAAGATTTTGGGATAGAGCAAGCGGAAATATTTGCTAAACTTGGATTTGCGGAATTAGCTGATGATGCTTATTTGAGAGTGATTGCTGAAAAATTTCCTGGCGTTGCTTTTAAAAATCCAGAAGAAGCGATAGCATTGACCGAAATTGTCAGATTAATGGACAATGGAGTTCCTAAGAGAAAAGCGGTTGATACTGTTAGGAGAGCATTTGGATCTGGAATTGATGATGTTTTAATTAGATCAGGAGAAACAGCATTAAAAAATACTACTCTTGCTAAAGCAATAGGAAAAGGAACTGGTAAAGCTGTCGGTAAGAGTATGTTAAAGAGGATTGTTACAAAAATTCCTGTTGTTGCTGGTCTTGCTGGTGTTGTATTTGGTATACAACGTGCAATGGAAGGAGATTTATTTGGTGCTGGTCTTGAAATAGCATCTGGTCTTATGGGTGCGACTGGTGTTGGTGGTGGATTTGGTTTAGCGATTGATGGATATTTACTTGGACGAGATTTAGGTGCGATGCCTATGGCAAAAGGTGGACTTGTTTATAAGAATAAGAGAGGAAAGGGTCAAATAATTCCTATGGCAAACGGTGCATTTAATGCAAGAGTTGCAGAAGCTGGTTCAGATGAATTAGTTGCACCTTTAGATGATAGAGTAACAAATATGTTTGGTATGGGTTTTGTAAGGCAATTAATAAAAAATAAAACAGAACTTTACAAAATACTAGGATTTGGTACATTTCAAGGAATTACAGATGCTGCTTCTGGTGGAGTATTTGATTTTGCTGCAAGCATCTCAGATGCAGTTGGTGATGCTTTTAATGGTATAAAAGAATGGTTCCAAGGTATATTTGACAATATAATGAATGCATTGAAAGGTTTAAATCCAGCAGAATGGTTTAAGAATGTAGTGCCAGGTCTTGGTGATATGAAAAACACATTTGGTGATGCTTTTAATAATATAAAGGGGTTCTTTAACTTTAATAAAAGTGAAGAAGATAATGTTAAAGTTGCTGGAATATTTGATGGTCTTCAGAAAAAATTCGAGGAGAAATTTATTGATCATTTTAGATATGACACTCTTGATGGTGATGTAAATCAAGAAAACCCATATAAACCTGGTAGTACTTTCTATAAACAATTTGAAAGATTGCGTCAAATGAATGAAATAGATCCAACCCTGTTAATTAGTGGTAATAATAATCTTGATAATACTGCAAATAACTTACTTGCTCTATCACAAGATACTAGCGGTGATGGAACTAAACTTGGAACAACTATTATCAATAATAACCAAATGGTAGGTGGCAATGATGGAGGAGATAGTGGTGGTGATGAAGATTTCTTTGGAAGTTCATTAGGTGCTGACTTCTCATCTTTTGTACCAATGTTTATAGAGGCTACCATTTCATAATATGGCATTCGTTCAAACTAATAAGGAACAGCATCCTAGTCAAATAACACTAGAATCTGCTACTATTAAAAAAGGAAATAAATCAGAACCTCTTGATAATTCTATGATTGGAAATATCAGTTATAAAGAGGGCATATATTATCCTCTCATAGCTTGTAATATATCAATATCAGATTCAATGAATTTCATCAATACCTATCCTATAGAGGGTGGTGAAACTATTGAATTGAAAATAAAACATAGTTTTAGTGATGATCCAGTAGAATATGAGTTTGTTATTAATAAAATTGCTAATAGAATATATGCAGGAAAGATACAAACTTATGTTATTCAATGTTGTTCTCCAGAATTACTTTTAAATGAGTGTATAAGGATGAATGTTCCTATAACAGGAACTGCTGATAATATTGTAAAAGATTTAGTTGCAAACTATGTTAAGTCAGATAAGAAAGTTTTTTCAGAACCATCAAAATTTGAAATAAAAATGTTATCAAATAATAGAAGACCTTTTGATATCATAGCAAATATAATGAATAAATCAGTTCCTATTGAAGCAGAGTATTCTGACTCAGGAAATTCAGATTCAGAACCAGATAATGAGACAGAAAAAATAAGAGGAACTGCTGGATTTTATTTTTGGGAAACAAGAAGAGGATTTAACTTTTTTTCTGCAGATGCATTATGCGATACACCAGAAGAAGACAATGATGGTGTGGTGAAAAGAAGATTTGCTGCAGAAGAGTTACAATCA